GGGGTTTAGTTGACGCTGGCTTTCATCCGTTGAAGCGGTTGATTACTACCGCTACCGATACTTTGCACATTGTCCCGTCCGACCAGTCGCCGACGAAAACCAACTTCAATCCTAATAACGGCGGCGAGATCGTGGTAACAGCGACAGACGGCGACAAGATCTATCAGTCAACCACCGATACCGTGTCCGACAACGATGTCCCTCTTGCTTTTGCAGAGGACATTAATGCTGTGATTAGTATCCGCTTCGACGGGCTTACGGATGCATACGACATTCGAACTACTGCGGGTAATTCCGACACCACAATTGCTACAGTCGGACCGGATTCTGGTGTCACTCGCTACCGTAGGTTCAGACTGAACCGCTCGACTAATGACGAGACTGTCGTTCATGTTCTCTGCAAACGAGCCTTCCAACCTATTCGCTCCGATAACGACATCGTGTATGTCGGCAATGTCGGTGCTTTGAAGCACGGTCTTATGGGTCGTTTGATGGAGGATAACGCCGATATCGAGCGTGCCGAATATCACTGGAACAAGTGCATGCAGCTAATGGAAGAGGAAGCCGCCACCTCAAGGGGCGCCGCCATACCGAGATTGAACGTCGATCCATACGGTACTGGCAACCTCAATCGTATTTACCAACTGTACTAATGATAGTCATAAAACCTTCCGGTGAAGACCGGAGACAGGCACGCTCCGAAGCCAAAGCGATGGGTGTGCTCAGGGGCTCAATTGCAAGGGGTCGTGGGAATGAGATCGGAATGATGGGCGAGATGCTTGTCCATCGTGAGATCGGCGGAAGCAGAGTAGGCGACGTAAACTTCGCTTACGACATCACCATGCCAGACGGCGTAACCATTGACGTGAAGACGACTAAGGCCGCTAGTGTGCCGGAACCCCATTATGTGGCTCGCGTGTACGGTGCAGAGTCCAGTGCAGAAAAGATAGGCAGCAAATGTGATGTCTACTATTTCGTTAGGTGCAACCAACAAATGACTCTCGCCACCATTGTCGGCTGGTTGCCCGCGAAAGAGTTTATTGCGAAAGCAACCTTCCTGCCTAAAGGCAATGTTGATCCAAATGATGGCAAGCTATCTTTCTCTGATGAGTTTGTGGTACCCATCTCAGAACTGAACCCGCCCTCCGTGAAGATCACGAAGAAGCGGGTCCGTTAATTCCTTAGAAGTCGCCGCCTTGGTCGATGTCGTACGCTTCTGAGAGATCGATCTCCCAGATCTTGCCGCCGCCTTGACCCTTACTCCGTACAGGCCGTACGTTCTTGTTGTGCTGACTTACCTCTTCGAGGACCGTCATGCCGCGCCGGACGAACTCCATATTTCCGCTATTGCCGACGCTACGACCGCCATTACATTCTTGTAGTACAACGGTGAACTCAGTAAGGGTGCCGCGCCATTTGGTAAGAGATACGGTTTCACGAACCTTCTTGGCGAAGAACTCCACCATTTCTGCAATGGCAGAACGTGAGCTGTTGTCATAAGCTGCGGCCTCAATGAATGAGTCAATGTAGGTCTTAACGCCAAATCGATTGGAATCCTTGACCTCGATCGGTACCTGCCAGTCATAGAGCCACTTGAGAAAGAACGGCAGTTCGGTGTTGATCGTATTCTCGACAAACTCGTTTGAGCCAAACTTTACCTTGTGCCCACTGTCAATACGTAACGCAATGATCTTGTCTCGGTTGCTGCTGTCAAGTGACGGCAGAGCGGCAAGGGAGTTGGCATCGAGGTTGAGGGACATCATAACCCTACCGGACCACGGCAACGGGATAGCATCTGCATACTTCGCATGGTACTCAAGTCTAGGGTTGGCTACACATCTCTTGGTAAGCTCGACGAACTTGCGCTGATCGGCGTAGGTTGCTGCTGCTGTCTGGTCATCCACAACCCAAGCGGCAGACCCGCAGAGGTCACGGTTGAAGCTGGTCTTGCCGGACAGATAATCCGAGGCATCACTGAACCCGCCGACCGAAGCACCAATAATCTTATTGGTGAGTAGAGTCTTGCCGTGTCCGGCTGGCCCCAACAGGATCATCAGTTGCCCTTGATCGAGTCGGCATTCAAGCACCGCTTTGTACAGGCGTTGAAACCACGCTAGAAAATACGGCAGCGTTTCCTTGCCATCGCGGTCTTTTGCAAAGAACGGCATGAGGTACGAATGAATCCACGGCCAGTTAGCTGGATCTCCATTGTCGGCGGGCTGAACAGCGTTTGCTCTACAGTTGTTGAGAATCTTCCTGCCGTAGTAGTCAACCACGCGCTCTTTGGAAAACACGACAGGCGCGACTTCTTCGACACGGCAGTCGTTGGAGATAGTAAGGATAGCTTGTTCGATCTCCGACACCGTCTGGTTCTTCTTGAGTTTATGACTGAAGCCAGCCTTACGGAGTTCGAGCACCAGTTGTTCTTTCGGTATCGCCACAGGTCCACCATTAAGGAGCTTGTAGAATGACTTGCCGTTGAACCAGTACTGGTCTAGTAGAGTAGACAGTTTCTTCTCCTCGTACTGGTCAACGAACTTCTTACCGAAGATCGAACCCCACGACTTGAACCCTGTACCCGCACGGTCTGAGTAGCAGATCATTCCGTCTTCCCGTACCTGACAGCCATCGCGGTCGATGCCGTCGTCAATCCAGAACAGTGGTCCGCGAGCACCTACGGTAAACTCACCCTTCCATCGGTTCGGAAACTTACGCGCAACTTCTGTTGCGATGTCGTCGAGTGGGATATTGGTTTCGTCGGTCTTGATCGGTGTATCGTTTGCCGATTTTAGCAACACGGTACGGACAAAGGATATGGCAATAGGGTCCCCGATACGAGTCCAGTCTGCGCCTAACTCGAAGTACTGCGACACCTTCAAGCTGGTCTTGTCGAAACCAGCAAGCAGCATCGATGCTTTGAGCGCGTCACTCAACCGCTTCATAAAGGAGTCGGCAAGTGCTGGAGCGAGTGGGAGTGGCTTGTCAAATTCCCACACAAGTCGGATGTAACCAGACTGAGTTTTGGTGCGCCACGTTGGCATGTGTCCGCCCTCGCAGCGGATCTTGAGAGTCTCGTCGATCTTGCCCCAATCGACAGGAGCGTCGAAGTCAGCGACAAATCCATGTATCTTATGAACAGGATTATCTTCGCTGATGCGGGCATTTGGACTGTCGCCCTCCGCCATAGAGTAGAAACAATGGTCAGTGTTTGCGTCGGCGCACCATGCCCGATACTCAGCCTTAGAGGCAAATTGTGGTTTGTTAAATGATAGGGTTGATGGGTCGTCGATTACGGTTACTGTATTTGCGCGATGATTTTTAAGGTATCTGTATTTCATAAACGTTGTGTCGGTTGATGACGTGCCGACTGCACGGTTGTTATTTGGTATAGTAATCAAGAATGTGCCCTTCAGCAGCTACCGGAATGTCCGGAATCCACTGCGGTGGCGTGTGCATGATTTCAAGGATCTTTGCGAGAGCTTCTTCGGCTTGTGCCTCCGGTACTTCGCAAACCATTTCGTCATGAACGTGCAGGATAACTGGAAATCCCGCCGCGTCAACGCGGAGCATCATGTCTGAGAAGATGTCTCTGGCTAAACCTTGAGACAAGTTTTCAGTAAGGATGCCGCCCCACAGGGGGAAGTCCCTCAGCTGCCCGTTACGGACGATCTTTCCGATATGGCGGAATCGATTGACCGAACCAGCCTCCTTCATCCGCTTGATCTTTCCGTAGCGGAGCGATCGACCGGACGGAAGCTCTAGCTCGAAAGGCTCTCCGACAGCACAGGCGGTTGCCATATTCTGGTCGAGTGAACGCCAGAACTTCGGTACTGTGGGCATACGACCACGGTACAGCTTAACTGCTTTCTCAGCCTCCTCCATAGACATGCCGCTGAATGTGGAGAATTTGGTGGCCCCCATTCCATACCCACAGTTATGGACAAGAATCGGACCGAAATCTGTCTTAACTGTGAATCGATTGTTTGGCCCGCAATTTTTCAGATCGTAGACTTCTGACTTCCTCCTCCAGCTCTTGGATTCTTTTTTGCAAACTCTTAACAG